CAAATACGGAATTCCTTGCGTGGTGTCCAAGAACCATTCCTTGAACCAAAATTGCAACGTGATTTTGATTTGCTGACCTATTCGTTCTGCATTGTCAATCAGCATCAAATCGTTGTTGTGAAATACCAAATCCCACGAATCAACATTTAACGCTAAATCATACAAGATAACACCTCCTATTGCGGTTCATCAGTGACGCTACCGCCACTTTCAACGCCCGGATGAACATGATGCACCAGCGAAATTCCGTTTACAACAAGGTCACCGCCACCGAATGTTGCCGTTGTCCCGTCTGCCAACGTAATTTTGAATGTTCCCTCGTTCAATATTGCCAGCGAACCATTATTGAACAAACAAACATCATTAGGGTTGCTTTTCAGGGTTGGCACGGATGCGGAAAACAATGTCGGTATAGCATACGCATCATTTAACGAATGATTCCGCATATCGTCAGATTTTTCACCACTCAAGAAGTTTTCGATTTGATGGTCAGCGAAGATAATGATGCATGTGTCCCCACTTTTTACGGGAAAGGTGCAACCGCTTTTCCCTCCGTTTCCGCAAGGATATTGCAACGGCACGTTGTGGATGGTAGGGTACGGGATTTCCTGCCAATCAGGTGCGGTAAAACTTCCCACAGGAGTGATGCTTGCCCTGTTTGTGCTTGGGTCATATGATTCAATCTTCCCGATCATGGAAACATGGACATTTTCCGCACCTTTTTGAATCCACTTTTTAATTGCATCCTTGAATTCATTATTTGTTTGTACCCTGCTCTGCATCCTGCACCTCAATCAGTTCCATTGCACTTCCCCAGTTCGTGCCGTTGTAGTCGCCACGATGGGAAACCTTTTCCACCCTGAACCATCCTGTGATGAATTTCGATTCCACTTTCACAAGGTCAGCAGGGTTCACGCTTGGCACAAGTAAGGTATTGATTCGCCATCCTGCCTTCTTGCGTGGTTTTTCCTTTTTCGCTTTCTTCTTTGCCGTCTTTTTGGGGTTGGATTTGTTTGATTTATATTCGGCTTGCACAATCCGTTCAGGTACGCCCACCAAACCGCTTTGAGGGGAAAATACCAGCCCACGATTGGTAGATGTTCCCCCGGCAAGAATCACGTTTAAAATGTTGTTCTGAATCGACCACGAAAGACCCAACGCATCACAGATTTCCGTCAGTGCGTCCTTGGCTTGACCATAGAAAGAAAATCCGTTCTTGTAAGATTCCAATTCACCCACATCATCACCATAAACCACAGGCACGCCCATTTCATTAGCACACCTTTGGATGATGGTCTTTGCCGATGTATTTGGCGCATAGGACAATGAACAATAAGAATCCCTCAATGCCACAGTGCCGTCAGCCAATTCCAATGATGTGACGCATTCCGTGCCTGAATCTTTTGTCGAACCATAAGTCACAGTTCCTTTGAAGGCAAGCACAGCACCCCCGGCACGTTCGTATCCTGCGTAAATTTCGACTTCCGTGTCAGCGGTTTCGATTGCTTTTCTTGTGGCATCAGAAAGGTTGTAAATCTCAAGTTTTGCCTTGTTGGATTCCTTCGTGGTGTCCTTTTCGATGGAAAAATTGATGTGCAGTGAATTCTCAAAGGATTTGTTCAGTTTTGGAAAATTAATTCTGTATACTTGCTTCCAGTATTGCATTCACTTCACCCTTTGGTACATACACCATCGTGAATTTGCCGTTCAGAAAATCCTGCCGTCCTACGCTTTGATTGCCGCTCTCGTCTTGATTGACAGCCACAGCAAGCAATTCCCCTTGAGGAAGCTTATACCGCCTATAAAACGAAAATAACGGCAAATTCGGCACGATTGGGATTCCTCGCACAATCTCGGTGTTGTCATTCGTCAAGACATCCACTGTCCATTGCGGTGCATGGTCGTTCCAACTAAAATGCAGTTTGTATGGTTCGCCATCTAACATGGTGGAGATGATGAAATCGTTTGCGTCATACATACTCAATGAAATCATATTATCCCCCCTAAACTGCGGTATACGGAATATGCCGCCCTTGATGCGGTTAATTCGATACCTGTCTGAATCTGCCCAAGGTTACGCAGATCAATCTGATTTGTGTTCAGGGCAATGTATTTTTTGTTGTTCCGTACAATCAACCCTGAACCGATATTGACCTGTGAAGATGCTCCTGCATCCGTACCTGTTGCACCAGCCTTGCCAACCGCATCACCTGACGCATTCTGTTCAGGTATTTCCTCGGTCTTTTGGCTGACAATGACAACGTGCTTGAATTCCAGCGCAACCCGGTAACAGAAACCATCCTGCACGTTTCTTGGCAACGGACAGGAAGTCATGACCATGTCCTGATAGATGCCTGACGGAATGGTTACTGTGATGGGTTCACCATTCAGCCATAATTGCTCAAAATATGCGATCGCTTCCCCCAACCTGTCAGGGTTCGCACCTAACTGACGGAAATAACTCACGGGTGTGGGAGTGATAATCACTGTCAGGGAAAGGGTCATTGCCTGTCTTGCAACATGGTCAGCAATGACGAATCCGTTTTCAATGGGATGTTCCGTAACCTGTGAAGCGAATGTAGTTACATGGTCGACCACGCAATCCACCTGAAGGTCACCGATGGTTGCTGGTACTATTGTGCTATATGTAAGCATAGGCGACCTCCTTTAATCAATGTCATATGCGACAGGCGGTTCTGCACCATTGACATAATCAACCGCTTCATCTGTAGAATTCACATTCACGTTGTTATTTTGATTTACTGTCAGACTTTTGTATTTTTCGATTGCTCCGCTTTCTGCTTTGGCAATCATACTGTCCATGCCTTTTAGGATTCCCGGCAGACCACCGCTGATTGTTGCGATAATATCCGCAATCTTGCCCAGCAAATCAACAATCGGCTGGAGCAGTGTTGCCGCCATGCCCAACACGGATGCCGCCACACGCCCAAATATTTTCAGTGCAGGAACAATCCAATTCATGAAGATTGTACCCACTGCCTGAATCAGTGGTTGTAACGATTGCCACAATGCTTTGAAATCCTCAATCATGCCCATCATTTCAGGTGTTGCCGTACCGAATTCTGCTTTCACCCAATCGATTGCCTGTCCCACAAGGTCAACTGCATCCAAAATCAACTGTGCGACCTGCCCAAAGAATCCTGTGGAATTCTGCACATCAAGGATGAATTTGCTCCATTTATTGCCAAGCACAGTGATTGCCTGTCCAATGGTCGGTGTAATCTTGCCCATCTGTGAATCCGCTTGCAAGGATGGCTTGCATCAACTTCTCGGTGGTCAGTTCACCCTTTGCACCCATTTCTTTCAGACCAGCCATAGAAACACCGAAGAATTTTGAAATCTGATCCATCAAAATCGGTGCATTTTCACGCAAAGAACGCAGTTCATCACCTTGCAGGACACCTGAACCTAATGCCTGTGACAACTGCAAGATGGTAGATTTCTGTTGTGCCGTATCTGCACCACCGATAATCAATGACTTGGAAACAATATCGGTCAGCCGAAGGACATCTTCCTGTGTCGCACCGAACCTTGATGCGGACAATGCGGTTTTGTAATACAAATCACCAATATCTTCCAGTGATGCCCTGTTTTTCATGGACATTTGGTACAATCTTGATTCGACATTCAACCGCTCCGCATCGTTTTGTGTGACCAACCGAATACGGCTTGACAAAGACATCATTGCGTCAGCGGTTTCCTTGATTTCACTGACCAGTGCCATGCCGCCCAAAGCAACGAACGCACCCTTCAAACCACCAGCCAATGCAGACATCCCACCACCTGAAGATGGTTGTTGCTGAATGCCCTGCGTCTTGGCTTTGTAATGCCCACGAACCACCCTTTGATTGGTTCGGTCAAGTTCATTCAGTTTGTCAATCGTTTTCTGAATGGCAGATGTATCTGAACCGATTTTGATGGTTTTCGGTGTGGAAATCTGCTTCATCTTATTGCCGATTGAATTTAACTGATTTGTGACCTTCCCTGTGTTCAGCTTCATCGGTGGAATTTTGGACATGGAGGTCTTGATTCGGTTTACCGCAGATTCTGCCGCCTTCATGGTTGCGGTATCGGTTTTAAATTTGATGACATTTACAAGTTCACGAACATTCATCTATGCCACCTGTTTTTTATCTTGCTTTCTTCTGCTGAAAAATAATTAATATCGTCCAGTGCATCTATATAGTGGTTTATCTCCACAAGGTCAGCCAATGTGACATCGCCACGATTGACCTCCCCCATAGACACCATGCCTGATTTCACTGCACGATAAATAAATGCTACATTCTTGAAATGCTCTCCAAACTTTCCGTAACTTTTTCCCGGATTTGCTCTGCGCTTTGCCGGAATCCAATCGGTACGCTGGAGAGCTTGGAAAAATCCATGTAATTGATTTGAATGACTTTCGCCATCACAAAAAACAAATCAAAGATGCGCCCTGTGAAGATTTCGTCAATGACATCTTCTGTCAGGCGAATCGGTGATTTATCCTCTTTTCTCTGCACTGCGACATATTCAGGATTCAGAAGGTATCTGTATAACACTTCCATCTTGCTTTCATCCAATGTATAGGGAAGTGTCTGCAATGCGCTGGCAACAGTGTTGAACCACTTTTCCTGTTCGGTGGAAAACTCCAATTTCGCACCTTCCATTGCGCCACTGATCGCTGGCATCAGAATCTTCTGCAATTCCGTCCATGCTTTCATCGATTCCTTGGGGGGAATCAACTGGACGAAGAACGTGTCCTCGCCCAGTGTGAATGATTTCCTGTCAAATCTGTCCATGTGTGTCCTCCATCAATTAATTCAACCCACCGATGACGGCATCCTCAACCTGTCCCGTGTGGAATACCCATTCCTGCGTATCAATCGCAATGCCCTTGGAAGATTCAGGGAAGTTCGCAATCCATGCTTCAGGTGCGCTGAATAAAGTGCTTCCTGCCAAATCTTTAATCATCAGGGGTGCAACACCATTGCCTGTCTCCCTATCGTAATTGTACATATTGGACAGGTACTCGTTGGAAGTGCTTGCCGTGCTTAAAGACACAGTGACTTCAAAAGTAGCATCAGGGTCAAGGGAACGTGCCACTTCACCATCTGCGCCCACATAGGTCTGTAAACCATCACCCTGCGGTGCAATGCTGACAATAGAATCTTCACTCATGCCTTTCAACTGTCTTGCACCGAAGATAACGATAACTTTTTTCGGATCATACGTTTTCATTGTTAGTTACCTCCTACAAGCAGATTTTCGTAAGTCAGCGAACCAGTGATTTCAACCACATGGATTGCACCAGCCAAACGTGCGGTGAATTTCACATCGGTCAGGATACGGCTTGCCTTCTGATTGGCACTGATATTTGCCGCCAAGGGAACAGTGACAGTATAGCCAAGGTTCTTGTTGCCTTCCTCGTCATATTCCACAGGGGCAATGCCACCATTGACCTGACCCTGACGCAGACTCTGACGGATTGCACCTTCGATGATTGCAATTCCTGCATCGGTGTACGGAACTTTCTCGTTGTTTACAATGACATTCAAAACATTGACCTTGATTTCTTCTGCCAGCCAATCACGGAAGCGGATTACATCAATCCATTCACCTGCGGAAACCTCCCCGGTCTGCGTTAA